TTTATTTTGATTCAGATATAAAAAATGATAAAATACTTTTTAGTCATAGTAAAGGTTATCAACAAATATCTGCTGAAATAGATAAAGAAAAATTTAATTTGTGGAACTCTAATACTTGGTTTTTTCCTGTAGAAACAGGTAATTTATTTATGTTTCCATCATCAACTACTCATCAAGTAGAAACTAAACAAGGTAATAATACTAGAGTAAGTCTTGCTTTTAACACTTTTTACAAAGGCAATTTAGGAGAAAATGCATCATTAACGGAGTTGATACTGTAGATTTATAGTGTATAATCTTTAGATGGAGGCAGGGCACCACCACATACCCCCTGCTTCCTTTTAAGGATTTTATATGTTAGGATTTGGATCATTTTCAGAGTTCCCTTGGGCTACATCTGGAATAGATAATAGTGTTGTAATTACAGTTAACGGTAATGATATTGCTGTTGGTATTGGTAATGTTAATATTACAGCTAACTCTATAGTTCAAATAGCTGACCCTGATCCTATTTTATTAAAATCAGGAACTCCTGTTGTTTCAGGAGATGCCAATCTTACAGTTAATGGTAATGCTTTAGGACTAGGATCTGGAACAGTAGTAGTAACAGGAGATGCAGTTGTATCTATTACTGGAAATACCTTGAATTTAACGACAACATCGGTTACAATAACTGGTGACGCAAATATAAGTCCTACAGGTTCTTCAATTGTAGTAAAAACAGGAGTCGGTAGTGCAATAACATGGAGTAACATAGATCCAAATACTAATAGTGTTTGGAAAGAAATAATACCGTATTAATTATGCCATCATCATATTCATCAGATTTAAAATTAGAAATAATGACTACCGGCGAAAAAGCTGGTCAGTGGGGAACAATTACAAATACAAATTTAAATATACTAGCTCAGGCTTCAAGTGGAGTCTTAAGTAAAACTATGGTAGCAACAGCTCCATATGATACAGCTCTAGCTGTTTCTGATGGTGCAACATCAGAGGGAAAAAATTTATACATTAAACTTGCAGGTACGTTAGGTGCAAATAGCACTGTAACTATGGCTGCAGCAGGAGCTAGAGTTTTTATATTAGAAGACACAACCAATAGAACTACATCTGAATTTACAATAAATGTTTTGACAAGTGGTAGCGGAACTAGTGTTCCTTTAGCACCAGGATCTACTTCTTTATTTTATTCAGACGGAACTAATACAACATTAGGTGCTATCCTTCAAAAAGGAACAATTACTATTAATTCAGCTTCTACTACTGCATATACTGCAGTTAATGGAGATCAAGTTTTAGTCTCAACTACTAGTAACGCAGTAACTATCACACTACCTGCTTCACCTTCAACAGGTGATGAAGTAACTGTTATGGATATTTCTGCAACTGGAGGTTTTGCTTCTAATAATGTTACAGTAAATAGAAATAGTCAACCTATTCAAGGGGCAGCAAGTAATTTTACAATGAATGTAAATAATCAATCTATTACTTTTATGTATACAGATGCCACTAAAGGTTGGTTATTAAAATCAACGAATCAATAGGAGCTAGATAATGGCTCTGACAACCATTAAAATATTTCCCGGTGTAGATAAACAAGACACAAATGTTGGCGCTCAAGCTCGTTGGACAGATTCAGATAATGCTAGATTTAGATATGGAACTCCTGAAAAAGTAGGAGGCTGGTCTTCTTTGTTAACTGATACTTTAGTAGGTGCAGCAAGAAAATTATTTGCTTTTGTAGATCTTGAAGGAAATAGATATACTGCATTAGGAACGGATAAATTTTTACTTATATACTTTGAGGGTCAAATTTATGATATTACTCCTTATCGATCAGATGATAATGGAGTTGTTGTTACCTTTTCTGGAGCTACGCTAGCTACAAATAGTACGAGTGCTAAAACTTGTACGATAACTACAAGTGGTGTTCATAGTTTAGAGGTAGGAGATATTATTCAATTAGATGCTGTAACTTTACCAAGTGGTACAGGATTAAATGCTTCTGATTTTGAAGATAAACTATTTCAAGTTTTGACTATTCCTACTACAACAACTTTTACTATTGATTCTTTAAATCAAGCTACTGCTGTTGTTTCAACAGGTGGTTCTATGACAGTTAAACCTTATGAAAGAATTGGTCCAGTTGAGCAGACTTATGGTTATGGTTGGGGTGTACCTCAATATGGAGGAACTGTAAGTAGTGGTTCACAAACAGGATGGGGAATTGCTGCCTCTGCTTCTTCAGTTACCTTAGAACCTGGGTTATGGTCATTTAGTAATTTTGGACAAGTATTAATCGCAACTATTTTAAATGGTAAAACTTTTACTTGGGATACGTCAGTTGGAGCAAGCACTGCATTTACAACTCGAGCTTCTACTACAACAACTAATTTTGTAACTGCTTTAGTAGCCGGAACTGATTTAGGTAATCCTACAGCATCTAGAATAACTTTAATATCTCCTACTACTAGACACATTATTCATTGTGGAACCGAAACTACTATTGGAGATGATAGTACTCAAGATGATATGTTTATTAGATTTTCTACTCAAGAAGGATTAAATGAATACACACCTACTGCAATTAACACAGCAGGATCACAAAGACTTCAAGATGGTACAAAAATTATGGGTGCTATTAAAGGTAAAGAAAATATTTTAATATGGACAGATAATGCATTGTATACAATGAAATTTGTAGGTGCGCCTTTTACATTTGGCTTTGAACAGGTTGGTACTAACTGTGGATTAATAGGACAGAATGCTTGTTGTGAAATTGATGGTGTTGCATATTGGATGTCTAACAATGGTTTTTTTGCATTTGATGGTACAGTAAACTCACTACCATGTTCAGTTGAGGATTATGTTTATGATGATTTTGATACTACCAAAGGTCAACAAGTGTGTGCTGGAATAAACAACTTATTTACTGAAGTAGTGTGGTATTACCCTAGCTCTGGATCTAGTTTTAATAATCGATATGTTGTTTTTAATTATGGGGAGTCTGGTGAATTACCTATGGGTAATTGGTATACAGGTGTTAATACAAACTCAATTAGAACTACTTGGCTTGATTCGTTAGTGTATCCTAAACCATTTGCAACAGCTTATACAAGCTCTGCTACAGGAAGTTTTCCTCAAGTTATTGGTGAAACAGGGTTAGGTTCTACTACATTATTTCAACACGAAACAGGGACCGATCAAGTTAATGCTGATGGAACCACTACTATTTTAACTTCTTTTATTGAGTCCTATAGTTTTGCACTTCAACAAGATGCACCTGAACAATTTTTATCTATGCGTAGATTTTTACCTAACTTTAAAGCAATAACAGGTAATGCTAAAATAACTATATCAGTTAAGAATTTTCCTTCTCAGACAAGTGCAGCAACAGCCTTAAGTCCGTTTACAGTAGACGCTAGTACTACTAAAAAAGATACACGTGCAAGAGGAAGATATGCTAGTCTTAGAGTAGAAAATGATGGGGCAGGAGAATCATGGAGATTTGGTCCTTTTCAAGTTGATGTACAACCAGACGGGAGAAGATAATGACAAAAGTAGTAGTAAGATTACCAGAACCAAAAAAGAAATATACAGAAGATAATCAAAGACAAATTAACAGAGCATTAACTTCTGTTATAGAACAACTAAATTCAACATTTTTAAGAGATTTAAAAGAAGACCAAGAACGATTTACTTGGTTTGGATTAGGGTAAATGGCAAATATATATAAAAATTCAAAAAAAGATTTAACTACTAATACAGTTACAACTTTATATACAGTACCTTCAAACTCTAGAGCTATTGTAAAATCATTATTAGTTAGTGATGATAGTGGTAGCGGCAGTACTTTAACGGTAGATTTATTTAATGGAAACCCAGCTTCGGCTAGTAAATTTACTTTATTTAAAACAAAAGCTGTTTCAAGCAATGAGACACTACAATTTATAACAGAACCTTTGGTAATGGAAGAAAATGAAGTGTTGCAAGTAACAGCAGCAGATGCTGATAGATTGTTTGTAGTAGCGTCTATATTAGAAATCAACAGAGAGGATACATAATGTCATTTGTAGAACAAGAAGAAGAAGTAATTAATGATAAAGGAGTGCCTTTTATTAAGCCTAAAGTAGAGGTTCTTTTAAAAAACAAGGTAACAGGTAAAGAATATAACTCAGATGCAGAAGCTTTAACGGATCTTCAAGACCCCAACACCGACACCAAGCCAGGGGATATAACACGAAGTGTTAAGATCAATGTTAAATTACCTCCATTTGGTGCAAAGACTAACTTGTAATAGGAGTAAAATTAGTATAAATTATATAATTCAGGTAAATACACCTGCCTTATTTTAAACACATATGTCAATAACAAGAGCGCAAATGAATAGACAACTATATGCAAATGGCGGGATAATGACCGTTGCACCCAGAGAGAAATTTGGACTAGGTAGTTCACTTAAAAAATTTGTAAGAAAAATAATTCCCAATGAAATATCTGCTATCGCAGTTAAAGCTGCACCTTTTGTAGCGCCGTTTAACCCGGCTCTTGCAGCAGGTATGGCTGGTATCGGTGGCTTTGATCAAACAGGCAGAATAGGTTCCTCATTAAAATCTGCTGCCTTAACTTATGGTGGTGGTCAGTTAGCAAGATACGCAGGCGGTGCAGGATTTCAAGGGAACCCTTTTACAGATGGTGGAGCATTTAGAGGAGGCCTTGAAGGATTTAAAGGAGGTTTTAGTTCTCCGTTTGGAAATAAAACAGGTTTTGGAAAAATGTTAAGCGGAGCAGAAGATGTTGCTGCTGTTGAAGGAGTAGGTACAGAACCTCAAAATATAGAAGGATTTTTAAATCAAGATGCAGCTAAAAAAATAGGACTAGAATCTGAAAGACTTGCTGACTTAGCTAATCAAGAATTTATTAAAAATACAACTACTCAAGCTTCAGATGGTATTTTTAAAAATTACTTTAACGTATTAAAATCAGGTGACATGAGTGCTATAGGTAATGCAACTATGGACATGGGTGGTAAAGCACTTAAAGCAGTATTCACTAAAGAAAATGCAGCAGGAAATATAGTACTAGATAAGACTGCATTACTTGCAGCCATTGTTGCTGTTCCAAGTTACTTGGAAGCAAAAGCTTTAGCTGATGAAGCAGGGCTCACGGACGAGGAATTTAATGAAGATTTATACAATGCAGAAAAAGCAGACTACATGACTAAGTATCAAGAGAACTTACCTTATGAAAGTTTTGGTTTAAAAAACGGTGGTAGAATAGGTTACAAAGATGGTACAGATGAAAATCTTGTAGGCATAGAAACTTTAAAATTAGGTGAATATGATTTAGAAGGTTTTCAAAATAAAGGAAAAGGCAACACTTTAATGTTTGGAAGTGATGATTTAAAAATGTTATCTCAAGCTTTAGACTATGGAGAGTTATCAGATTTATCCGCTAGACAAAAAGAAAAAATAAAAGAATCTATTTTAAGAGCTAGAGCAGGTATTATTAATCCAACAGAACTTATGAATGAAATAGGAATGTTAAGATTAGAACCAGATGCTGCAGCTTTTTTAAAAAAAATTACTCCTGATGAAACTATGGAAAAAGTATTTTTTGATAAAGAAGGTGATGCTAGAATAGGAGTTCAAAAAGCAAACAAATTACTGGAAGATGTAGCATTTGGTGGTCAAAAAAATCCAACATTGTCTAGTAATATGTATAATAAATTAGGTGATGAATATATTAAAGATCAGAAAAAAGCTATTCAAAGAGAAATAGATTTTAATAAAGAATATGGTGAAGCTAATTTTTTAAATTTTAAAGACGGTGGAAGAATAGGTTTTGCCTTTGGTAGTCCTAAAGACAAAACAATGTTTGAAGAATTAAACGTAGACACTATTTACAGACCTGATGATAAACCATCTGTATTAGAAGAAACATTAGAAGATGATAAAATGGTTTCTTTAAATAGTAGTAGGTTAACACAGTTAATGCTAGCTCTTGAAGAAGCTGAAGCAAAAAATGACATGGATATGATTATGCAAATTAAATTTGACATAGATAAAGAAATGAAAAAATATGCTAAAGGTGGTAGAGTAAACAGAATGTTTGGTTCACCTGAAGAAGGTGAAGGTATTACAACTATAGATGTTGATATGGAAATGGAAGAAGAGCCAAAGAATGATGATATGAAGATGGCAGGTATTACATTTAGCTCTGCAGAAAAAACATATTTGTATAGAAGATTAGGTGGAGGAAGTGGATCTAATAAACAATTTAAAAATTTATATGGAATTTTAAAACGTCCAGATTTATTTCCTAAAGATGCAGCAGTATTAAAAGAAATTGCTATTATGGGAATGAAAGCTGATGGTGGTAGAATAGGGTTTGGAGATGGTACTAATAAATGGATTACAAAAAAGAAAAAAAATTGGATAACTAAAAAATCAGATGACGAAGATGAAGAAGGTTTAGGAAGTTTATTTGATGAAGATGCTATGGAAGAGGATGTTACACAATGGATTAAGAAAAAGAAAAAAAATTGGATAACTAAAAAATCAGATAAAGTTGAAAAGAAAGAAAAAGGTGGTATCATGGGAATGGAAGTTCCTGTAAGAAAAAATCAGGGCGGTGTTAGTGAATTAGATTACAGAAATACTGGTGGGTTTGTGCCTGTTGGTGTTAAAGAAAGAGCTGATGATGTCCCTGCAATGTTAAGCAAAAACGAATTTGTATTTACAGCAGATGCTGTAAGAAATGCTGGTGACGGCAATATTAATAAAGGTGCACAAAAAATGTACAACATGATGAAAAATTTAGAAAACGGAGGAACATTAGCATAATGGCTGAGAACACTACAATTAACCGACCCGCACCCTATTTAGAAGCTGCAGGTGAAACATTATTAGACCTTACTACCAAGCTTACAGGTCAACCGGTCGATACTACAAAATTTGCACCTTCGGTTGCAGATCAAAATGTATTATCACAACAAGCACAACAACAAGCGGCAACACAAGCAGGACTTGGTACTTTAACTTTTGGACCTCAAGGACAAATTAGTGGAGTAGGTGCAGGTACAGGAGTTGCAGGTTATCAACCTTTCTTAGATCAAGCAGCACAATATTCAGGGCCACAAGGCTACCAAGGTTTCATGTCACCTTATCAACAAGATATTATTGATACATCATTAGCAGAGTTTGACAAACAAAGATCTATTCAACAAAACCAAATTTCACAAAAAGCATTAACTGCTGGAGCTTTTGGTGGAGCTAGACAAGGTGTTCAAGAAGCAGAATTCGGTGCACAGACTTTACAAGATAGAGCTCTATTACAAGCTCAAATGTTAGGTCAAGGATTTGCACAATCTAATCAATTAGCTAATCAAGCTTTTGATCAACAAAAAGGTTTAGCATCATTACAACCATCATTAGCACAAGCTAACATTCAACAATTAGGTGGCGCAGGTACCAGTGATCTTGGTTACCAACAAGCATTACTAGATGCGTCTGCACAAGGTAATCAACTAAGTGCATATGAACCATACAACAGATTACAATTCTTAAGTTCTATAACTGGTGGATTGTTATCAGGTCAACCACAAGCTTACATGTCAACTACATCAGGAGCAGGTGGAGCAGGAACAGCAGGACCATTGAGCACGGCACTTGGAACAGCAGCTAGTGTATATGGTCTAGGAAGTTTATTCGGTAAATAATGTATAACGTATTTAAAAGACCAATGTTTAGAAAAGGCGGCAGTACTCAAGGACAGGGTATTATGTCTCATGTAGAACCTAGAGTTCAAGCCAACAGCGGTTACTTTGGTCAAACACCTATTTATCCTATACCTTTAAATCAAATTAAAGCAAATGCTGCTATGGGTATGGGTGATGGTATTGTTCCAATGATGAAAAGTTTCCCTATGGATGCACAAGTTATGGGAGCTAGTAGCAATGTTAGACCTACAATAAATAAAAAAAATACTGATACTGCTATGCAAGGTTTAGGTTATGGAATAGATGGTGAAATGGTTAATGTTGAAGGTCCTTCTCAAGATGAAATTTTTGCTCAAATGTTTGAAAGAGTTACAACCAAAGCAAGAGACGGTAAATTTTTAAATACTGAAGAAAGAAAATTTGCAATGGACAATGGTATTAAAATGTACAATGAACTAGCAAGTGGGGATACTCAAATTTCATTAGAAGAAGTTATTGCCGATAAAAACAAATCTGAACAAATAGATTTTTCTGAAACAAGTGCTGCAGGAGATCAAATTACTATGGCTACAGAAACAGAAAAAATAGCTAGAGCTAATGCATTACAAAAGAAAAAATTAGATATCGTACCTGGTGGAGACAATAGTGGTAAACTTACAACTGATATTATGGAAGAAGTTGAAAACGAAAAGAAAATTTTAAATGAGCTGTTAAAAAATGACAAATTAACTAGAGGTGAGAATGCTTTAATTATAGCAGCCGCTTTAACTGAGCCTGGTGGAATTAATGAAAAAGTTAAAAAAGCAACAGAGCTTGCATTACCTGTTGCAAGATCAAGAGCTAAAGAAGATAAAGCTGTTACATTAACTGCTTACAAAGCTGCTAAAGAAAAAGAAAAGTATGCACAGAAATATGCAGCTGATGCAGCTAAACCTACTAACGAAATGAGAAATTTAGAAAATAGAGCTAAGATTTTAATAAAAGATGGTGACAAAAGAGATCCAGAAACAATAAAAGCAGCATTTATAAAAAATGCAATGGATGAATCTGCAGATGTTAAATCACAAAGATTAATTATTAAACAATACCTACCTGAAATTGATGAAAGACATAGTGATGTTGTAAAATACAGAACACAATTAGAAGAATATAAAAAAAATTACACAGGAAAAGATATAACTAAAGATAAAAAATACATGAGATTAATACAAAAAGTATCAGAAGCAGAAACTCTTTTTGGAACATTTATAGATAATAAAGGTATTTTATTAGATACGGTTCCTCAATTTAGAGAAGTAATTGAAAGTCTTTCTAAAATTAAAGCTAAGGATGGCGGACGAATTGGTTATGCAATGGGTACAGACCCCAATGAAACATTCGAAGATATAGAATCTACAGAAGTAATAACAACAGGTGGTACGGAAACTCAAGAAAAACCTGTGCTTAATTTAACTTATGCAGAACTTAGGGATAGATTACCTCCTGAAATAACAGATCAAGTTGTATCTTTATTGGCAAGTAGTGAACAGGCTTTACAAGACTTTGCTTACATTACTTCACAAGAAGATGTTCAAAATTTTAATGTTAAATACGGAGTAAATTTAGTTATTCCTCCTGCTCAACAAACTGCATAGGAGTCTAAATGGCCTGGGAAACTTGGGAAAAAGATGTTGAAGTCGCAAGAGGTGGCGACATTGGAACACTAGGATATATTACTGATACTGTTATTACAGGTCCAGCTAAGGGATTAAGTTTAGCTGTGAGAGGATTGTTAGAAATGGGTGCAATGCCTATTGATTATTTAGCTAACACAAATTTATTAAAAGGAATAGAAGATATTTTTGAAGGAGATGGTTTCCTTGCAACTCCTGATACTAAAACTGCATTAGGAGACATTACTTCTGTTATAACTCAGTTTGGAATTCCTTATCTAGGAGCATTAAAAATTGCTAATGGTTTAAGTAAAATGAAATCAGGAGCTGGTTTCACAATGACTAAACTTGGTAGTTTATCTAAAGCTGGTAAAGCTGCTGAACTTACTAAACGTGCAGGTTATTTTGGAGGTATAGGTGGAGTCGTAGATTTTGCAGTTTCTACTCCAAGTGAATTAGGGACCTTGTCTGATATTACAGGGCTCACGGAACAAACTGATTACTCAGGTTTAGAAGGAAGAGATAGAGCAATTGAAACTATAAAAGGTAAAGCAAAATTTGGTGCAGAAGGAGCTGTATTAGGAGCTGGAATAACACTTTTACCACAAGCAGCATCTTTAGGTTTTAGATATGGAATTTTACCTGCAGCTAAAACAGTTGGTTATGTAGGAGGAAAAGCTTTAAATGTAATAGACTACCCATTAACAGGAGCAATTAATGCTGTCGTTGGTAAAAATAATAAAAGTATTCTTCAAGAAGCAGTAATAGCAGGTCGAACTAGATTGTCAGATGCAGGTAAAAAAATTGCAGGTGATGTAGAATGGAGATATGTTCCGGCTGAAGGTGGTGTAATGGATCATCTTAAAAGAAGAATTATAAAATTAAGAGATCAATTTGATACATATAGAGGACAAGGTAAAGCTATAAGAGATATACAAGTAGATCTTAATTTAAAATTTGGTGCAGAACAAAAAACATTAACTAAAATTGGTGAAGCTATTCAGGAAGGACACAAAGATATTGTAGATAAATACAAAGTTATTTTTAATAGAGATGGAGATTCATTATTAAAATTACAATTAGAAGACAACAAAGTACATAATTTATTATTAGCTACTTCAAAAAACGAAAAAAGAGAAATATTAAAAACAATTCCAAAAGATGTTAGAAAAAATGTAATGCGGTTTGATAAATTAATTGATGCTGCAGCTACAAGATTTAGTGCATTTACGTCTGGAATAACTAAAAAAGATGCTTTGCAAAGTTTAGCAGCAGACTACGCTTTGTATAGTAAAAGAAATTTTGCTGCATTTAATAATAAAAAATTTGAATTTAATCCACTGTTAGAAAAAAATGCTATTAAAGAATTTAAAAATATAATTAAAACAGGTGACAAAGATGTGTTAGCTGCAGTCAGACAAGAAGCTGTTAAAATAGCTAAAGGAGCTACTTCAGGAAAAGTTTATGACGATGCTTATGAACAAGCATTAGATAAATTTGCTAAAAGAGATATGTTAGCATACAAACAAAAAGTTATATCTGGAGCAGAAAGCCCTGAGTTTGCATTCAACGAATTAAATAAAATGTGGAATGTTACAGAAAAAACTAAAGGCGAACCGTTAAGAGCTTTTAAAGGAGAAGATCTACCTGATGCAGTAAAAAGAATGTTGTCTGTTGAAAAAGGTAGAACAGGTGTAGAGCTTTCTAAACGAGGTATAAAAGATTCTTCTGGAAAACTAATAACTGAAGACGTTAAAACTTGGAGCGCAATTAATGCGGGTCTAGATGTAGCTCTTCAACAATCAAAACAAATGTATGGTAAGAAAGCTTTTGATGGTATTTTACAAGCAGGTTTAAGAACTGGAGACAATGTAAACGGAGCAATATTTGATGCTGCTGCTATGGCAAGATTGGGCAGTAAAACAAGACTTGTAGATTTATCTAAAATTGGGCGTAAAGAAAATTTTTCTGATCTTGTTATGACAAGTGATTTATTTAACGGTAAGTATTACGCTGCTCCAGAATTAGCTCATGCATTAGTAGGTGCTAAAGAAGCAACCGCTGGTTTATATAGTCTTCCTTTTTATAAAGGTTTAATGACTCTAAAAGCAGGTGCACAAATATCTAAAACAATTTTATCACCTATGACACAAATAAGAAACTTTACAACAGCAGCAATGTTTCCTATGGCTAGTGGATTAATAGGAGGTCGAATTGGTTTTAAAGATGCTTGGAGATTAACAGGTGAAGATATATTTGCAGGAGCAAAAACAGATATAGAAAGAATTGCTAGAATAGAAAGATTAATTGAAAGAGGAGTTATTGATCAAAACGTTAACTTAGCTGAAATGAGAAGAGTTTTAGAGTCTGCTAAGAATGGTAAACTTGATTTTCAAGGATTAATGAATAGTCCTGCTATGAAAAAACTAACTGATGTATATCAAGGTGCTGATAACTACTGGAAAATTTATTCAGATAATTTTTATCAAGGTGCGTTAGGAACTGCTTTTTCTAGAAACGGTGCTATGGATGCAACTGCCTTAATGAAGATGCCTGCAGGTAGTAAAAAAGATGCTGCTCAAGCTGCTTTTTTTAGAAACATAGATGATTGGTTTACAACAGTTACAGGTAGTAGATTTGAAAAAATTAATACTTTTACAGGTGCTGCTAAAACTCCTTTGGAAGCATTAGAAGAAGCTTCTGCGTATTTAGTTACCAATACAATTCCTACCTATAGTAAGGTTCCAAAATTAATTGAAAATATTAGAAACTTACCTTTAGGAAACTTTATAGCTTTCCCTGCAGAAATTTTAAGAACTTCATCCAATATATTTTCACTTGGTACAAGAGAGTTGACTAGTAATAATCCTTACATAAGACAAATGGGAATGAGAAGATTGGTAGGTCTTTCGACTGTTCTTGGTGGTGTTGGATATACTGTTAAAAAGGGAGCTCAATATGTAACGGGAGTAGATGATGCAACTATGGAAGCTTTTCAAACTTACTTTGCTCCGACGTATCAAAGAAATTCTACGTTAATACCAATGTCTTCTCCAGATGAAAACGGTAATTTTAAATATTATAATTTTTCATATTCAAATCCATACGATACTTTAGTTGCTCCGGTTAATGCTGTGATAGGTGCTTTCTCTGATGGTAGTTTAAATAAATCTACTGCTAATGAGATTATATACAATGCTTTATTTGGTGAACTAATTGGTGGAGATGGTCAAAAAAGAAAAGGTGCTATTGCAGAATTTATTACTCCATTTGTTACAGAATCAATTGGTACAGAAAGAGTTACAGATGTTTTACCTGTGGGTAGAAACGGTAAAACAAGAACAGGTAAAGTAATTTATTTTGAACAAGACTCACCAGATGTTAAATTAGCAAAATCTATTAATCATATTTTTGGTGGATTAACACCTGGAGCAGTTACTAGTGCTCAACGTGTATGGGAAGGTGCAACTGGAAAATTTACAGATTACGGAACTCAAAGAGATGGTGCAGCTGAAATAGCAGCTTTGATGTCAGGGGTTAGATTAGAAGATGCTAAACCTCTATCTAGTATGCCTTTTATATTAACTTCTTACGGAAAAGATAAAGGATTGATTAGAAGTAAATTTGCTAAAACAGCATACTCAGCAAGAACTTCACCTGAAAATAAAATTGCTGCATGGAAACAATATGTATTAGAAAACTATGCTAATCAAACTCAAATGTTTAACACATTAAATGCAGCAGAAGAATTAGGTATTAGTTCAAGGGAATTGAGAAAAATTTTAGAAAACAGATTAACTAAAACTGAATCAAGAACTTTAATGAGAGGTGAGTTTAAATCTCCGACTTATAGTATTGAAGCCTTCGAACAATTAGCAAAAAGATTAGAAGATGAAGATCCTTTTAAAGCTGACGAAATTAAAGACCAAAACGAAATTGTAATGGATATTTTTAAAGACAGTCAAAAAGATTTAAGAAAATTTGAATTAGGAAGATCTATAGAAGAATTAGAACAATTTATAGATGAGCTTTTATCACCAGGAGTAGAGGAATCTAGAGAAATAGTAGATACATCTGTAGCTCCAAACATAGCTCCAGTTGAACAAGTAAAAGCTACGTTACCTGCAACAAATGTAATGGCTGCAGGACAAGCTCAGATACTTCCTATATTAGCTCAAAATAACTCAACAAATATTGCATCTTTATATGGAATACCATATAATAAAATGTCCTCTGCTCAAAAAGAAGAGGCCTTATTTGGTAACACAACGTTTAGAACATAATGACATTTTACGAATTATATCAATACTATAAAAACAAAGGCGCTGAAACAGGCGAAGGTATTGAATCTATATCTAATAAACAAGTAATAGTTCCACAACAATATCAACAAGGTGGCGGAGATGGACCACAAGGAGATTTTGGAAAGTTTGGAAACTTATTAAAAGACACAGAAAAAACTTTTACTAAAGATGTCTGGACTGAAACAGGAGGTGTTGGTGCATATGACTTTGTACCAACAGAAGTTACAGGATATAAAAATGCAACTTCAGGACTTTATCAAACCATTGATGGTAAAAATATTAATCATTTAGGTTTAAATATTAAACCTGCGTTTGCTTACGCACTAGAGGCGTTAGGTTTTGGAGATAAATTTGATCTAAACGAAACAGGTGGCTTTAAACCTGGTTCTATTAAAGGAACTTTTACAGAAGGTATTCCACAAAATTGGAAAGATACTATTTCTAATATAGGTAATCCTTTTAAAAAAAATACTACACCTAGTTTTGACTATTCAACTATTGGAGATACTAGTGTAGATGCTAATGAAAATAGTTATGTAGATACTAGCAACAATAATGGCGGTGGTGGCACATACATTGGTGGAGGAGCGTCTCTTTCAGATGCAGGTGGTACATATGATGGAGGAATGCATAGTGCTGAAGGTGGGTTTGAAAATACTGGTAGTACTAAAGACACTTCTAAAGGTGGTCAAGGAACTGCTTCATATGGTCAATCTTTTCATGGTGCAGATGGTGGTAGAGTAAACTTTGAACTTGGTGGTGATACAAACTACCGGGTTATGGTAACTAAAATGTTTATAGAGTCAGGTGCAGAGGAAGGCACAGGAATGAATATAGAAGAATTTGCTAACACATACTTTCCATTACCTCAAATGGCAAATGGAGGAATTATAAACACATATGGCTACTAAAAATACAGCAATAGAGAGAATAGATTCTCACGAAAAACTTTGTAGAATAATGCAAAAACAAACTCACGATAAAATTTTAAAATTAGAACATCAAATTAATAGAGTAGAAAGTATTCTATTAGTATCAGTCGGCGCTTTAATCAGTGGTATGGCTTATGTTATCTTTGCTTTAGCATTACAATGAAAAACAGTTTACTGGTACACAAGCACTTAATTGTGCGCGCTGAAGCTGTAACTCCACCAACCGACGAAGAACAATTAATAGAATGGATGAAAGAATTTGTAGAGTCTATTAATATGAAAATATTTATGGGTCCTTATGTTAAGTATTGTCATATGGAAGGTAACAGAGGCATTACTGCAGTTGCAATTATTGAAACATCGCACATAGCAATGCATATTTGGGATGAAATTAATCCAGCGTTAATGCAATTTGATGTTTATAGTTGCGGTAATTTAGATGTAGAAGCTATATGTAAAAAAATAAAAGAAGATTTTAATATACAGAAAATAGAATACAAATTTCTTAATCGTGAAACAGGGCTCCAGGATATTTAATTACACATGCAGCCCATAAAATAACCAGAGCCATCTTTCATTATATGCAAGTTTAAGGTATCAGCATAGCCAGATAATTTAAGTCTTAAAATATCACACAAAGCAAAACAATCTACTTCTGCTGTTATGGCTATACCTTCCATTATTTGTTTTGTTACAGGTATCAGTTGATACAAGCCATCATTTAATATTATTAAATCCATTCTTTAAAATCCTCTGCCATAATTTCATTAGCTATATTCATTTTTTTTCTCAAAGCTTTTACAATCTTTGCATCAACAGTATCTTCTGCAAGGATATCTATGTAAGTCATTTTTCTTTTTTGACCTGCTCTGTTTATTCTAGCTTCACTTTGAGTTCTTTTCTCAAGGTCATAACCATTAGAATAATAAATCATAGTGTTGGCTTCAGTAAGTGTAATACCATAACCACCTGTTGCAGTAGTACCAATTAAAAATCTAACAGGACTATTGGGATCCTGCATTTTTTTAATATTATCTTGTCTATCTTCTTGAGGTGTGTCTCCATAGTAAGTAACATAAGAGTCTTTACCATACTCTTTTTCAACAGCTTCAATAATAGATTTAATATCATGTCGCCAATGGGCCCAAATCACAGCTTTGTTTTCTACTTCTTTAAGGATATCCATCAATGCTATAATTCTTTCGTTCTTAATAAATTTAACAGTGCCATCATCTGCAGTAAAGTGACCACAAGTAATTTGATGAAGTCGCATCAACTGTACTAACACAGTTGAAGTAGTCATCATTTTGTTATCCATAGAAGCCAAAGCAATTCGTTTCATTTGATCATAAACTTTTCTTTGCTCTGGAGTTAGTTGAACAATTCTTTTCATAAAAGTATAGTCAGGAAGATCTAAACAATCTTCTTTCAACACCCGGTATGAAAATTTTTCTAGTTTGTCAGACAGTTCACCAAGGTTTTTATAACCTACTACAATTTGTACAGACCTGCCACCAAAGTTAGCAGATTTCATAATTGCATATCTAGTTCTAAATGCGTAGTAAGAACTAAAATCTAATAGTTCATCACCCAAAAATTCACATTGTTTGTAAAGATCTAATGGTGATTTTGTTACAGGAGATCCTGTAAGAATACGTCTAAATTTTGCCTCTCTTCCTAAAGCAACAATAGCCTTAGTTCGTTTAGCTTCTGGGTTTTTAATAGTAGTAGATTCATCAATAGCCATTAGGGTCCTATGACAACTTAAAAATTTAGCTGCAAATTTAAGACCTTTGTTAGTACTAAAAGATTCTACATTCATAATAAGAACGTGTAAGTTTTCACCTGTTTCAAATAAGGTATCTAGTTTTGTTTGTTGAGTCTTAGTAATATTTGCTTGCCAAAGAACTGTGTTATGATCAATGTGTGTTGGCAAGTGTGTAGGTAATTCATTAGCATGCCAAGTACCAATTACACCTTTGGGTGCTACAATTAAAGCACCATTTATTTTACCTTTGTCATACAACATAGCAATGTTGTCTATTAATACTTTTGATTTACCAGTACCCATTTCCATAAAATAAGCATAGCATTCTTTGTCCCAAGATTTTTTTAACGCAGTTAATTGATGTGCGTAAGGCTTAGTTTTAAATTTATAGTTCATAATTATAATTCTTCTTTCTGTTGACTTTTGTATTCTAATGATATAGGAAAGTCAAATAGAAAGTTATGGAAAATAAAGTTTACGTTATTCAAGAACTACCAGGAACAAGTAAAGGCGAACCTAAATTTAATATTATGGGTGCGTCAAAATATGGCGATATTGTCACATTGTTGCCTGAATTTTCCCAAATTATTCTGTCACCAGGTCCCTTAGTGTTTAAACTAAGAAAACTTTTAAAAAATTATACTTCCGATGATTATTTGTTATTAACAGGAGATCCTGCCATAATTGGAGTGGCGTGCTCAATTGTCGCAGACCTTACAAATGGTAGATATAACATACTTAAATGGGACAGACAGGAAAAAACTTATTACCCTATTGAAATAGATTTATATGAAAGAGGAGAAATAATGTTTGACAAATAAAAATTACGCATTATATAGGATATTATGAAAGGTAAAAAGGTAAAACAATATGTCAATTAATTTTGAACAAGACAAACAAGAAGATATAAACAAAACAGATGATGCTCATTTGTTATCTGCTCAAGTTTCTAAATTAAAAAATTTAGAAGATGAGTTGACATCAAGAGAGGACGAACTTAAGAAATTAAAAAAGAATATAGAATTAATTTCTGGTGAAGTTATTCCTACGATGATGCAGGAAATGAACATATCAACATTAAAATTAGCAGATGGTTCCGCAGTTGAAGTGAAACCTATCTACGGTGCTTCTATCACAGCAGATAAAAAAGAAGAAGCATTTAACTGGCTTCGAAACAACGGCTTGGGTGACCTTATTAAAAATGAGGTTACTGTTTCCTTTGGTCGTAACGAAGATAACAAGGCAGTGGAATACGCTGTCCTTGCGCAAGGTAAAGGTTATCAACCTGTCCAGAAATTAAAGGTTGAACCTATGACCCTAAAAGCATTGGTTCGTGAGCGTATCGAGTCTGGAAAAGATATGCCCACGGATCTATTTAACGTGTTCGCAGGAAGCCGAACCAAAATAACGAGGAAATAAACATGAGTAATGAAAAACGAAACACGGACAACGGCGCAACTAAAAAGTCTGCGGTAGCTGAAAAAGCTGCTGCAGGTGCATTGTCTACTAGCCTCTTTGAGGCTGACGCAGATAAAGGATTGGGTAATATAGGTCATGATGATCTAGCCCTACCTTTTCTTAAGATCCTAGGACAATTATCTCCAGAGGTAAATAAGAGAGATGGTAAGTATGTTGAAGGTGCAGAACCTGGCATGATTTACAACTCTGTTACAGGAGAATTGTTTGATGGAGTAACCGGAGTGGATGTCGTTCCATGTCACTATAAGTTAGAATACATAGAGTGGCAAGATAGAGGAGAAGGCGCTGGAGCACCAGTGAATATACACTCTTCTTCTAGCGATATCATGTCTCAAACTACAAGAGATGCAGGGTTTAAAGATAGATTACCTAACGGTAATTACATCGAGAGAACTGCAAGCCATTTTGTAATAGTAAATGGTGCAAGCCCATCGACTGCTTTAATTGCCATGAAATCAACGCAATTAAAGATTAGTAGAAAGTGGAACAGTATGATGGCTAGTATAAATCTTAAAGGAGCAAATGGAAAACTATACACTCCAGCTTCTTTTAGTCATGTATACAAGCTAAAAACTGTTCAACAATCGAACGATAAAGGTACGTGGTTTGGTTGGGAAATAAGTAAGGTTGGACCTATTGCTGATGCAGCAGTATACAACCAAGCTAAATCTTTTTCTGAAAGTGTCTCTAAAGGAGACGTTCAAGTCAAGCATGGGGATACCGCAGCTTCGACTACAGAAAAAACTAGCGCACACTTTTAATTTTCTGGTGGGGGCAAGCAATTGCCCCCACTTACACAAACATGGGTTACAATGGAAAAAGATTTTATAAAGATATTTAACGGATTAGAAAGAAATTATGGCTACATCAAAGACATAGGTAGTAGCAAACATAACAACGAAGGTAAACTCAAGACAGTTTACACTTGGGCCAAAAAAGAAATTACAGATCAAGATTATATAGACCATTTAAATGGTAAAACATCTATAGGTATTCAACCTTGTGATGATGAAGGTATGGTTAGCTTTGGAGCAATCGACATTGATGACAAAGAACACAGCTATACAAATTTTCCCTATCAAAAATATTTAGAAGCTATTGCTAAACATAAATTACCTGTAGTACCAGTTAAATCTAAAAGTGGTGGATTACACATCTATATGTTTTTTGCAGAAAAAGTTAAAGCTACTTTTGCAAGAGAGTGTTTAGAAAATTTATTATATAGTTTAGATCTTAAACCAGGAATAGAGATCTACCCTAAACAAACAGAACTAGGTTTAGACTCTGAAGGTAACCCTATTGATGGACAGTTTATAAACATTCCATACTTTAATAAAAAAGAAAGAGTTGCATTAAATTTAGATGGCACTGAGTTTTCATACGAAGAATTTATAAAAGTTGTAAATGCAAATAGATTTACAAAACAACAATTAGAAGAGTTTTCACTAGCCCATGTGAAAAATCTGCTACAGGGAGGTGCTGAAGATTTAGTCGACGGCCCTCCTTGTTTGCAGTTATTGACACAAAGTAAACTAAAAGATGGTAGAGACAGAGTTTTATATAACTATATGGTATTTGCTAAAAAAAAATATTCAGATAGTTGGGAGAAAAAATTATTGGAGTTTGCTAGAAATAATTTTATTTATGACAATGAGTGGGGAGATAAAAAAGTAGAAGAGAAAATTAGAGCATGGAAAAAAGGTACTAACAAAGGCCACACTTGCAATGAAGATCCTATACATAGTGTATGTATGAAAGCTGAATGTAGAAAAAGAGCCTTTGGTTATATGTCAGATAAGAAAACACACTACCCTGTTTTATCTGGATTAGTTAAGATTGCATATCCAGAACCAGAATATACTTTTAATGTAGTACTACCAGATGGAGAAACTACTAGACAAGTCAGAGCAAAAAACATTAAACAAATAATAAATCAAGATGAGATTAGAGGTATCATTGGTAATGCTGCAGGTTTTATTCCACCTAAAATAAAAGGTGATCAGTTTCAAGAAGTTATGGATACATTGTTTCCGCCTAAAGAAACAACGACACCACCTAAAGGAACAACACCAGAAGAATTATTAGAAGAGTATCTAAGAGAATACGTTAATGGTCCACAAGCTACAAACTACGCATCGTTTAGAACAGGTGCAACTCTTGTAGAAGAAGACATGATGTACTTTAAATACAAAAGTTTTTTTGATAGTTTACGAAACAAAGAATGGAAAGAGAATAAATCTAAAACAGGTGAGATGATGATGCGTTTGTTTAATGCTAAGTTTGCGGTTAATAAAAGATTTCCTAAAAAAGATGGAGAAGAAACTAATCATCCTCCTGTAGAAGTAGTAGAGATTGCTTTAGGTAATTATAAAGAAGGCGAGATTGTAACAGAAAAGATACCATTTAAAAACAAGAAAGATATATTTTAATGATTAAAAAAATACTGGGTCCACCAGGTACAGGTAAGACAAGGACACTATTAAAATTTGTAGACTCATATATTAAACAAGGAGTACCATTAAATCAAATAGGCTACTTTGCATTTACAAAAAAAGCTGCAGGTGAAGCACAAGGTAGGATGTTAAAAGATAATCCTCATTTAGAAAAAAAAGATTTAAAGTATTTTCAAACCTTACATTCATTTGCTTTTCACACTTTAGGATTAAGTGAAGATGGTGTGATGCAACCAGAACACTATGAACAGATTGGTACAGATCTAAGTATTAGAGTAAATTATTTTACTGAGAGTGATGAAATTTGTTACCTGGATTGTGACAATGAATATTTTAAATTAATAAACAAGGCTAGAGTCAAAGACATTTCTATCGAGGAAGAGTTCAATACCAATGAATGGAGTCGTGAGATAGATTTTCCTATCTTGCAACACATCTATAAGTATTTTATGGACTTTAAAACAGGTAGTAACCTCGTAGATTATACCGATATGATTACTAAATTAGTGGCTAAAAACAAGGAAAAATTGATTATTCCAAAGTTTAAAGCTATTTTTATTGATGAAGCTCAGGATCTAGCTCCAGTTCAATGGCAGATGTACGATGCTTTAAAAGAATGTACTGAAGATATGTATCTAGCAGGTGATGATGACCAAGCTATCTTTGCTTGGGCTGGTGCAGATGTAAATAGATTTATTACAGAACCTGCAGAAGAAACTATTTTAGATCAATCAGAAAGAATACCAAAGGTAGTTCAAGAAATGTCTAGTGTTATTATAAATAGAATACAAGGTCTTAGAAAAGAAAAAATATATTATCCAAAAATAAATAAAGAAACTAAAAAAATTGTAGAGGGTTACACAGAATCTATTTACTCTTTAGATAACTTGAACTTGCAGCAAGGACAATGGTTAATTTTAGCTAGGACAACGTATAGAGTTGGAGAGATATGTAAAAAATTAAAAGAATCTAATTTATACTACAATCATTACAGGTTTGGTAAAAGTTTTGATACTAAGTTGTTTAGAACTATTCTAAACTGGACAAGACTTACAAAAGGAGAAAGTATTAACAGAGCAGATTGTAAAGATATATTTGATTATCTTAACGTAGAGTTTAATGAAAACTTAGGACAAGATATTAAAATGGAAGATTTAAATTTTAAAAAAGGTTTGCCTTGGTATGAAGTATTTACTAATGCAGATCAAGCAGAATGTTTCTATATTAGAAATATGCTGACTATGGACGAAAAATTATCTAAGGAACCAAGAATTCAAGTATCGACTATTCATGCAGCCAAAGGTGGTGAATGTGACAACGTAGTTTTAGTGTTAGATAATGCTAAAAAAATAAGAGATTCTATAGCAAGTAGTATAGAAAAGCAAGACGAAGAACACCGGGTTTGGTATGTTGGTGTAACCAGATCAGCACAAAACCTGTATATATTAAAATCAAAAAAAGAAAGGAATGGTTACAACTTATGACAAACAAAGATATCTTTAAAGATGCATTTCCGCAAGATAAACAAATAGGTGGATCTCACTATCAACACTACCACATTCAACCTTATGAATTTATTTCAAAAAATGAACTTACTTTTTTTCAAGGTAACATAATAAAATATGTAATGCGTTATCCGTATAAAGGTGGTATACAAGATCTAGAAAAAATAAAACACTATTGTGATTTAGAAATTAAAAAAATGAAAGACACTAATAAAAAGAAATGAATTTATTTTTAAACTTAAGATTAAAAATAGAAACTTTAAATAACAAAGTAGATAAACTTTATCGAGAAAACCAAGTAATGAAGAAACGTTTGCTTATGTATGAAAAGCCTGGAATGATTTATTACAATAACAAAAAGGAATTAAATGATAATACCCAAATTTGAAACTCAAAAAGAATGGGTCGAGCCAAAAGAATTTCCTGATCTAAGACAGGTTGATGAGATAGCTGTCGACTTAGAAACAAGAGATCCTAATTTAAAAACAAAAGGATCTGGTGCTGTTATTGGCGAAGGTGAAGTTATAGGTATTGCTGTTGCTGTACCAGGCAAAGCTTTTTATTTTCCTATTGCTCACGGCTCAGGGCCTAACATGGAACGTAAAAGAGTTTTAAAATGGTTTGCAGATACGATGTCAACACAGTCTACAAAAATATTTCATAATGCAATGTATGACGTATGTTGGATACGTAATTTAGGTATAAAAATCAATGGTTTAATCGTAGATACAATGATTGCTGCATCACTGGTAGATGAGAATAGATTTCAATATTCTTTAAATGCATTGTCTTGGGAATATTTGGGACATGGTAAAAATGAAACTGCATTAAACGAAGCTGCAAAGTCAAGAGGGTTAGATCCTAAAGCAGACATGTGGCAACTGCCTGCATTAGAAGTAGGATTGTATGCAGAAAAAGATGCACAGCTTACATTGGAATTGTGGCAAGTTTTTAAAAGAGAAATAGTTCAACAAGACATAGAAGATATATTTAATTTAGAAACAGATTTGTTTCCTTGTTTAGTTGATATGAAATTTAAAGGAGTTCGCGTTGACGTTGAAAAAGCGAATCAAACCAAGATTCATTTAGCAACAAAGGAAGAACAGTTGTTATTAGAAATTGAAAAAGAAACAGGAGTACAACCTCAGATATGGGCTGCAAGAAACATTGCTAAAATATTTGATAAATTAAAATTAGATTACGAACGCACAGAAAAAACTCAAGCGCCAAGTTTTACAAAAAACTTTTTACAAGAACACAAACATCCATTAGTAAAAAAAATTGCACAAGCAAGAGAGATCAATAAAGCACACACAACATTTATTGATACAATTATAAGATATGAACACAAAGGTAGAATACATGCAGATATAAATCAAATAAGATCCGACCAAGGTGGTACAGTTACTGGTAGGTTTAGTTATTCTAATCCAAATTTACAACAACTTCCGGCTAGAAACAAAGATCTAGGTCCTATGATAAGGTCTTTATTTATACCCGAGAAGGACCATACATGGGGTTGTTTTGACTATTCTCAGCAAGAGCCTAGGTTGGTAGTGCATTATGCAGCTTTACATCAATTTCCTTCTGTTTACGATGTAGTCGATGCTTATCAAGAAGATTTAAGTACAGACTTTCATAAGACAGTAGCAGAGATGGCAAAGATACCTAGATCACAAGCTAAGACAATTAACTTAGGATTGTTTTATGGTATGGGTAAAACAAAATTACAAGCAGAACTTGGTGTGACTTCAGTTCGTGCTAAGGAATTGTTTGATCAGTATCATGCAAAAGTACCTTTTGTTAAACAGTTAATGAATAGTGCTTCTAACAGATCTCAAGAGCGAGGTCAGATAAGAACTTTACTTGGTAGACTATGTAGATTTCCTCTATGGGAGCCAAACAGTTTCGGTATGCATAAAGCTATGTCTCATGAAGATGCATTAAGGGAACATGGACCAGGGATTAAAAGAGCATACACCTACAAAGCATTAAACAAATTAATACAAGGATCAGCTGCAGATATGACAAAAAAATGTATGTTAGATCTTTACAAAGAAGGGATCTTAGCACATATTCAAATTCATGATGAACTTGACATATCTGTTGAGTCACCAGAACACGCTAAAAAAATAATTGAGATCATGGAAAATGCTGTTACACTTGCAGTACCTAATAAGGTTGACTATGAATCTGGAAACACTTGGGGAGATATTTACGACTAATGGCTTATTTAAATGCAAACATACCAGTAATAGAATGTTGTGTCCGAGGTAATTATTTACGGGACCAAAAAGATTCACACGATAAATATTTTGAAGTAGGAGTATTTGGTTTTAGTTCTATACCAAACAGAGTACCTATGTTTCATTTCTTAATGGAAGACGGTGGTCTATGGTGGCGAGCACCTATCTCAGCTTTCTGTACTAAACCTGGAGTAAAAGAATTACCATTAGATGAATTAGTTATGTGGGACAGCTTTAGTTACAATGTAAGTGTTACAACTTTCTATGAACTAGCAGGTGCTACCATGCAATATACATCTAGACGTAAGGTAAAACGTAAGGGTAAGTATTTATTTACAATAGATTGGTGTGCAGGAGACTTCAATGAGTTAAATTTTGGTTATGCAGAAAAACCAGACCAACATAAATGTGGTCATGTATTAGAATTAGAAGATGGAAATTTTGCTATACAGCCTAATAATAGACTTAAAATGTTTGATGCATCAATGGGAGTTGACCCAAATAAAAACTTGATTAATAGATTGGTTAGTAATAAAATATATTCCGTAGAAAATTCTGCTAAGTGGATTACAGACGAACATGAAGAAGGTATGTACGACTATGATCTTAGAAACTTAGAAGAAGATAACAAAGACTAGGAGAACACATGGGACAATTGAAAATAAAATGCCAACAATTTTGGCAAGACTACCATCACTGTATTATCAGTGCAGTAATAGGAATAGTAGTGGGCGCAATCCTATTTTAATCCACACCATTAAAAAATAACCGGAGAGTATAATGATAGAAATTTTTCTTAAATTTTTAACAAATACGAGATTAAAATTATTAGTTGGAATACCTAACAGATATCAAGGTTTAATA